CGGGGAATTTTGTGGCCCGCCAGGCCAAGCGCGTGTGGGTGGACTACGCCGGGACCATTTGGGGCCCAGGCCGCGCGGTCCACTTCGAGGCCAAAAGCACCGACAGCGCCACCAGTTGCTCCTGGACCATGCTGGAGGACCACCAGCGCGCCACGCTCGAGCGCCAGGCACGGGCCGGGGCCGTGGTGTTTCTGTACGTCCAGCGCCGCGGCCTCCCCTTCCGACAGCCCCGCTATTTGTTCCCGGTGGAGCCCGGAGAGGTGGAGGGCCGGGACGGTAAGACCTTCCCCGGTATCATTGGAGGGGTGACAGGACGGGACGGCCTCCCCTATCAATCTATCAAGTGGGACCTGGCCGACGAGCGCGGCTATCGACTGGCCCCCACTCAAAACTGGTTCGACAAACTCGAGGAGCTCGAGCTCCTGTAAGGCCGGAGGGCCCACCATGCTAACCCTACTGATTGACAAGGGCCGATCTGTACAGGTGGGCCGCCACCTCCTCGAGCTCCGGGACATAACGCCGGACGGTTACGCCGTGGTTTCCTGGACCAACCCGGACGGGGATAGAGCCCTCCGGGCCCTCGAGCATCCCTCCGAGCGACCAGGAGCCCCCACGGACTGGCTCCTCCTCGAGGATGGCGTCCGCGTGGCCCTATCGCGCCGCAACCGCCCGATCCCCTCGAGGGCTCACATTACATTCGACGCCCCGCGGTCCGTTCAAATCTACCGAGTGAAGGACTGACGCCGCCCCCTGGGCTCTGTACGGTAAGGCTAGGAGGCGGAGGCGAATGGCCGACACATTACCCATAGACATACAAGAACTCCCGGAGAAACCGGGAGGGGGGAATTGGAGGGCCGTGGAGGTCCAGGTGGCCTGGCTCCGCGCCAAGGGCAAGCCCTGGAAGGAGGTGGCCCAGTCCACGCCATACGTCCAGAACACCGTGGAGGGCTACACCCGCAAGCCCTGGTGGGAGTTCCTGTATTCCATTTGTGCCCAGGCCGCCCTCGAGGCGGAGGAGCGGGAGCGACAGCTCGAGGAGCTCGAGGAGCGCGACCAGTGGCGGAGCCGGGAGGAGGAACTCGTCCAGGAGGGGATTATCCTGGCCCTGGAGACCCTAATCGACACCATGAAGGGCAAGCCTCTAAAGGACCCAGAGACCGGGAAAACCGTGGTTAACATGTTTGGCCAGCCTCGCATCCCCGACGCCCAAACCAAGACCATAGCGGCCCGGACATTCGCGCAGATCGCCGGTTACAAGAAGGCCAAAGAGGAGCTCGCCTCCCTCCTGATTAAGCGCCAGGAGAAGGCCCTGGAGCTCGAGAACAAACAGGACAATATGGCCATTGATATATCCATCCACGGAGTAGGCGGGGACGGAGAGGGCGGTGGCCAGTGAATTTTGTGGACGCCCTTACAGCGGCCCCGGTGGTGGACCTCGAGGAGTACCGCCAAAAGAAGCTCGAGCGGGAGCGACGCCAGCGCCTCCACGCCCAGGGCAAGGTGGCCAAGGCCGCGGCCCGGGAGGTGGAGCGCGGCAAGACTCCGGACCGCCTGTTCGAGGGCTACAAGCCACACGCCAAACAACGGGAGCTCCACGAGGCCCGGACCCGTTACGTGGTGGTATGCGCAGGCCGCCGATCTGGTAAGACCTATGCAGTGGGCCGGGAGTTCCTCCGCCGCGCGTTCGAGGACCTGGCCAAGTGGGAGGCCGCCGGTAACTCCTGGGAGCCTCCGGCCAAACTGGGCCCGGAGACCAAGCCCGCCAAGTGGTATTGGGCCGTTGCTCCCACGTACCAAATGGGGACCTATCAGCGCCAAGAGATATTCGAGGTTCTAGGTGGGGAGGACTCCCCCCTGGTTCTCCACTACCACCGCCAGCACAACACGCTCTGGCTCGTTGGAGGCATCCGGATAGAGTTCCGGTCCGCCGATCGCCCCAACAACCTGGTGGGCTCTGGCCTGGATGGAATCTGGATTGACGAGGCCGCCAGACTCAAGCAACGGGCCTGGGACGACAACCTCCGCGGGACGCTCTCCGACAAGCAAGGGTGGGGCCTGTTCTCCTCGACGCCCCTGGGCCAAAACTGGTTCCACCAGGAACTCTGGCAGCGCACACAGCAAGGCACGGAGCCGGAACTCCGGAGCTCCGACTGGTACGGAGTCCACTGGACAAGCGCCCAAAACACAGCACTCCCCCACCTGGTGGAGGAGGCCCAAAAGGCCAAGGCCGAACTCCCCCGGGCCATCTACCTCCGCAACTATGCGGCCTCGTTCTCCGCCTTCGAGGGAAAGGTATTCGAGGCGTTTATGGACACCGCGCCCCACGTGGTGGACCGCGTGCCCTTCAAGCGCATTGTCCGCAAGATCGCCGGAGTCGACTGGGGCCACGGCAACCCGGGGACGCAGGTGGAGATCGGGATAACCGCCACCGGGGAGATGTACGTTTACCGGGAGGACTACGAGCGCCGCCTCCCGGTGGCCGATCCCAGCGGGGCCAAGACGGGGCGATCGTGGATGGCCAAGTTTAGGTCCGCCAAGGTCCGGGGAGTCTCCACCTGGTGGGCCGACCCCAGCGGGGCCGGTTACATTCAACAATGTCAGCTCGAGGGCCTCCAGTTCCGCAAGGCGGACAACGCCGTCCAGGAGGGGATTGACGCCCTGGCCGCCATGCTCGAGCCCGCCGGAGCTCCTGGGGAGGTCCACCGCCCCGCCCTGTTTATCCACCGTGGATGTCAAAACCTCCGCCGGGAACTCCTAACGTACCACTACAAAGACGGGAGCGACTCCCCCGAGAAGGTGGACGATCACGCCGTGGACGCCCTCAGATACGCCATTTACTCCGAGCATATGAGACGCCGCGCGGACGGAGGAGAAGGCCTCCCGCGGCTCACAGAGTTCAGTATCTTCGACCCAGGCCGCAAGGCCGCATAGTAGACCGGAGGACGCCCGTGTGGTTTCCTAGAACGCAAGCCGTGAGAGAATTGGAGGATCGCCTTATGTTATTGAAAGACCTACAGCTAACGCCCCACGAGGCCGTGTACGCCACCCGCTCCGAATACTATTGGGGCAACCAATACCAGAACCTCAAGCCCTGGGACACGGACGACCCCGCCGCGGGCCTGTACGATAAGGAGCCGCGCGTCCAAATCAGGTTGACCAAGCTGGCGGTGGATACCGTCAACAAGTACCTGTTTGGGGAGCAACGCCGCCCCAGGTTCAAGCACGAGCCCAGCGAGAGCGACCAGGCCGCGCCCGAGGAGGCCCCGGTGGACTCCCGCCTGGGGGAGCTCGAGGACGAGAGCGGTTTGGTGGAGCTGTACTCCGAGATTGGCCGCCTGGGCCTCCTCCACGATTCCGTGTGCGTGGGATTCCACAAACAGACCATCAACGGACGCGCCTACTATGACGCGGAGGTCCTCCACGGGGCCGGGACCGTCCCCACGTTTGGCCGGGACGATAAGCTCCGGGCCGCGGAGGAGGGAGTCCCGTTTGGGGACCTCCTGCAGGTGGACGAGCGGTGGAGGGAGGAGCGCAAGGTGGACGGGGAGACCCGGACCTATATCCGCCGCCGCGTCTGGACCACCACGCATACCTGGGAGTATATCCCCGTTGACGTGGCCAAAATCGACGTTAAGCGCCTCGACGAGCTCCCCTGGCAGCAATACCAGCGGGAGGTGGGGCCGGGTGGCAGCGTGGAGCACGGCCTGGGGTTTGTCCCCGCCGTGTGGATTCCCAACGGCAAGGTGGCCCACGAATATCGAGGCGTCTCCCTGGTGGGTGGCCCGGAGATGAACCTCGAGGACGAGCATAACTACACGCTCTCCCAAACGGGCCGCGGCATTAAGTACAATCAGGACCCCAGGACCGTCTTTACTGACGTCGACAACCTGACGGCAAACCCCATCAAGATCGGGGCCGATAACTCTATCCAGGTGAGGAGCTCCCCGGTGGGCTCCCATCAAGCCAAAATGGAGACGCTCGAGCTCGAGGGGACCGGCCAGGAGATCGCGATGGGATACGCCAACCAAATCCGGCTCCTGTTCCACCAGCTCTGTAACGTGGTCCTCCACAACCCGGACCAGTGGGCCGGAGCTCTCAGTGGTGTAGCACTGGAGCGCCTCCTCGAGCCCATGCTCGCCCTTGTGGAGAAGCTCCGCCCCTTCTATGGTAGACGACTGGCCAAGCTCCTGGCAAAGATGTACCAGGCCGACACCGGCCAGGTGGTTCGAGTAACCGCCAACTGGGGCCCGCTGGTGACGCCCACGGTGGAGGACCGCCGCCAGGCCATCCAAACGGACGGAGACGCCTGGGAACGTGGCATGATTAGTGAACAGACCATGACGGAGAGCATCGCGCCGTACTATGGTATTGACGACCCGGAGGCCTACCTCCGGGAGAAGGCCGGGGAGATCCTGGCCACCGGGACCGTGGGAACGCAGGACGCCCAGGGACAGGAGCCGGTGGACGAGCTCGAGGGAGCCCTGGCGAATTTGTAAAGGTGTGAGAAGTGGCGCAAATCCCAGACCAATTGGTGGAGGCCTTCCGGGCCAACCACCGCCAGCTTATGCGGTATGAACGCCGCACGCGGTCCAGGCTCCAGGAGCTCCTCCTCGAGTCGATGGGCTCGTTGAAGGCGGAGCTAAAGGGCCTCGAGCCCGGGAAGTGGAGACGCCAACAAGGGGCCCTTACGTTCATGATGGCCCGCGCCCTCCAGGAGCAAGGCCCCCAGGAGCTCGAGCGCCTAATCAGCGAGATTAAAGGAGGGACCCGCCGCCTGGGACTGCGCCACGTGGCCGAGGAGATCGGGGCCTGGCAGGAGCATTACGGGGCCGAAATACGCCCCATTAACCTCGAGCCGGTGGCCAACCTCGAGGCCACCACGCTAATCGAGCAGTACCCCAGGAGCCTCCAGCGGTATGGCCAGGACCTGGCCCGCAACGTGGCCCGTGAACTCCAGCGGATTCCCCTCGAGAAGATAAATCCAGACTCCGCCGTGGAGGCCATCCAAGCATCCATCAAGGGGGCCAGGTGGAGAGCGGACCGCATTGTCCGGACCGAACTAACCAACGCCTACAACAAGGGCCACCTGGACGGCCTGACCCACGCCAGGGACTCCGGCCAGGTTCCGGGCCTGCAGAAATCAGCGATCGCCACGTTCGACAACCGCACGGACGCGGACTCCTATCCAGTCCACGGCCAGGTTAGGGACCTGGAGGCCAACTTTGTCGACGGGGAGGGCCGGGAGTATCTCCACCCGCCTGGCCGCCCAAACGACCGGGAGAAGGAGGTCCCCTATATCGCCTCGAGCGCGGAGCTAGGAGGAGACCCTGGCGAGTTTGGCGGGACCGAAATCTCCGACCGGGAGGAGGGCATTAAGAGAGCGGAGGAGGACAAGGCACGCCTGGCCGCCCGCCGGAAAGCTCGAGCCACCCGGATGGCCAAGCGTAAGGACCGCAGCCGCAAGGCCCGCGGCCTGGCTCCCCTCAACCGCGGGGACACCTTCGAGAGCCGCCGGATCTACCACCAGCTATGGTGGGCCAACGGCTCCAAGAATAAGGCCGCCATCGAGCTCAAGACCTCCGCCCTGGAGGAGTTTGGCCTGGACGGAGTGGTCTACAACCCGAACAACCACGGGGTGAACCTCGAGGACGTGGCCCAGGCCCGCCAGGATATGCGCCGCGTGTGGCGTGAGACGGTCAACGACCTCCTCGAGGACGGCCAGGAGACTCTAACCCTTTACCGTGGCGTTAAATCGGAATACGCCGTGGAGGGAGTCCTCGAGAGCTACTCCGAATCCGAGTCCGTGGCCCGGAAGTTCGCAGGCCGTAACGGCCACGTCTATAAGGAGGAGGTGGACGTCCGCCGCGTCCTATTCCACCACCGTCAAGACTGGTGGAAAAATGGCCGGTTTGGCCAACAAGACGAGTTTGTGGTTATGCCACACCCGCCGCGGCTCCGGTGGGACAAAGACGACTGGGAGATCGGGTTTTTCTCCGCCAATGAGCTGGACGACGCCGCGGAGAGCGCGGGCCAGTTTGGGATAACGATGGCGGACGACGGGACCGCCACCCTATGGCACCGGCCCAGCGGACGCTCCCTCCTCGAGGGGGAGAACTTCACACGCCACGACCTCCGGGAGGTGGCCCAGGACCTGGACCGGGACGGCCTGTTTACGGCCACCGGCAAGCACACGGCCCGCGGGGAGTAGCTCCTCGAGGACCGCCTGGCCGCCGCGCGCATCCGATACGGACACGAGATTCCGGAGGACGTGGCGGAGCTCCAGGCCGTCCAGATAGATGGCAAGCTATACCCCCTCCGTAACGCCGACGTGGACCCAGGTAACCCGGAGACCTGGAGCCGCCGGACTTTCGAGATCGTCGACGAGGACGGCCACGTCCAGGAGGTCAACGGATACGCCAAGAAATCAATGGTTATCTGGCGGGAGGAGGAGGGAGTGGGCTACCGCGGCTCCTGGAACCTGGGCCACCTACGCACAGGCCGACGCCTCCACGGTGGTCCAGAGGAGTTTTACGAGGCCGGTTATCGAGTCCCTGACGACATTGGAGGCTGGAAAAAATACCACTTCGAGAAGTGGGCCGAGCACTTTGACCAGTATTTTGACCCGGAGAGCGGGGCCATGTTGGACGACGTGGCGGAGGAGTTCCACAACGGCCTCGAGAAGCTACGAGAGCAGTGGACCGCCGTGGACCCCGCCGACGTCCCCGGACTAACGGAGGACTCCGTGGACCCGCTGGACGACTGGGACGACTGGTTCCCAGGGGCCAACCGTAAGAATGATTATGTGAAGCCCAAGACCAAGGCCCCGCGCCAGGAGCCCAAGGCCCCCAGGAAAAAGGAGGAGCTCTACCTCGAGGAGGCCGTTAAGCGCCGACGCCAGGCAATGCGCAAGGGCCGATATAACCGCTATGACGATCCGGACCTGGAGGCCGCGGTTAATGCGGAGGTCAAGCGCCTGCAGGAGGAGGAGCTCGAGGAGCGCCAAAGGGCATTCGCCAAGCGAGAGCGGGAGCGCCAGGAGCGCGAGGCCAAGTTTGAGAACCGGGAAGTGGAGCCGGAGGCCCACGTGGAGGAGGACCGACAGGACCGCAAGCGCCAGGAGCTCGAGCGCCGCCTGGAGGAGCTCGAGACAACTAGGGAGCGTATACCGAGTTACGCGGAGGAGCTCGAGAGCCTGGGAAAGGCTGACGCCACCGGGGAGGAGTTAGAGGAGGCCGTCCAGGAGATTCGAGCGATCCGCCAGCGGGAGGCCATGCAGGAGGCCAACCGCCAGGCCCAGCAGGAGCTCCGCAATTACACGGACATTCGCATCCCCAAGCAAAGCGACCACATGCCAGGGATGAACGGCTCTTATGTGGTGGACGTCCAGGGCCCCACCGGCCAGCAGTGGAAGGCCGTATTTAAGCCCACCTCCCAGGAGAACAACGCCTTTTGGGGCATCATGGACGGAGGGCAGACCGCCAGGGAGGTGGCCTCCGGAGACCTGGACGCTATGTTCCCAGGGCCTCGAGTGGTCCCGCCCACCATCAAGGCTAAGGCCCCGCTCCCCCGGGATAGGTTCGCCAGGGAGCCGGGGAGCCTGCAGAAGTTCCACCCGACCGCCACGCACGACCCGCGGGAGTTTATCGAGGAGTTAGCCACCGCGGAGGAGCTCAAACACGCCGACTTCAAGCGGGACGGCCACCGCCGGGGCATCTCCGGGGAGGTATTCCAACGCCACGCGGCCAAATCACCGGCCAGCCGCAAGCTCGCCGCTATGGACGTGATTAACGGCCAGTACGACCGACACGGCCAGAACATCATGTGGACGCTCGAGGATGGCCAGCTCTCCCCGGTGGGGATTGATAACGGCCTGGGGTTTGTCGGCTACGGAGTGAGCAGCGCGCCCCGGTCCCCGTTCCCGATGGGCCGGGAAATGTGGGAGGCCACCCTCGACTATTTCGAGCGGGAGCTAAAGCACGTGGACGCGGCGGACTATGCACGCGCCGCCCTCGAGGCCGGAGTGGAGACGCAGCGAGTCCGGGAGGCCGTTATCCGACTAGAGACCCTCAAAGAGCGCCCGCGCCTGTTCAGGGAGTGGGGCCTGGACGCGACCAAATACCATTCCGAATTCGGGTGGGGGATGAATGGCAAATATCAGGGCCGATGGGAGGAACACGTGGCGTGGTTCATTCACGAGAGCCGCACCGGGGAGAACCTCCTCGAGGCGGACAAACTGGCAAAGCTAGAGGGCCTGGTTTACGACCTGGCCGACGAGGTGGAGAAATGAAGCGATTGGCCGTAGTGAGACAGCACCCTAACAAGCCCGTGGACGTCCTGGCCGT